TATAATGATCAGTATGTAGTATTTAATTATGGAGAACCTATGAAAGGTGGTACTTGGTACATTGGAACAGAAGCAAGAACTTCTTGGATTGATGCAAGTGTATATCAAAAACCAATAGCAACTAAATATAACTCATCTTCTAACGGAACTTTTCCTGCAGTTATAGGTCAAGATGGATTAGGCCAAACTCAATTATTTGAACATGAAGTAGGTACAGATCAAATTAATCAAGATGGTTCTACTACTACAGTTACATCATTTGTAAAATCATACGATTTTGATATACAATCAAGACAACAAAATGCACAAGGTAAATCAACAGGGCCCGGTATATCTGGAGAAATATTTTTAGCTATGAGAAGATTTGTACCAGACTTTAAAGACTTACAAGGTAATGCAAAAGTAACACTCGCTGTTAAGCGTTATCCTCAACAATCAGATACAAACACTTCTTTAAGCCCCTTTACAATTAACTCAAGTACTGATAAAAAGGATACAAGAGCCAGAGGCAGGTTTGTTAATATCAAAATAGAAAATACTGATGTTAGTGAATCTTGGCGTTTTGGTACCTTACGAATTGACATACAACCAGACGGTAAAAGATAATGGCAACTTTATATGATCTAGCAATGCAATATTTAAATCAGTCTTTACCTAAGACTTTTAAATATGACAGAACTAATCAACCTGGATCTACTCCACCAGTAAATGTTTTACCTCAAACTCCAAACGTTTCTACAGCAGGTATATCATCTGGACAAGGTGGAGGTGACGGTGGAAATGATTTTAGTGTTTACAATCCTGATCCTAATAATACAAGAGATTCAAATAATTATATTAAACGTCCTTACATGGAAGCTAATCCTTCGGCATTTTTTGATTTAAATAATCCTAATGAAATGAGTGGATTAGATAGACCAAAAGGTTTAGGTGGTGCAATACAATCATATTTAGAAAATAATATTTTAGGTAAAGTTACAGACATGCTTCCTGTAAACAGAACAGGAATATTACAAAATGAATTATTAGGATCTGGTTTTCAATTAAATAACATTGGACAGATAGTAGCTTCTAATGCAGGCAGTGCTTATGACCCGTCTGGGTTAAATGTTATGGCTGGTTATAATGCTTCTAAAGTAACTAAAGAAACTTTTGCTAAAAGAAGAGCTAAGGCAAAAGAAAAAATGAGTCCAGAAGGTTTTGCAAAATTTAACACAGCACTTACAGCAGCAGAAGATAAATTTTTTGGTGCATCAGATAGAACAAAAACTGTTTTTGATGCTGAATCATTAAAAAAAAATCCTGATTACATATCTCAAGATGTTATAAATCAAAAAATGCAAGAAGCTGTAGAAGGTGAAGATGATAGTGATAGTGATATATTAGATTATACAGATAAAAATATTTATAATACTCCTAGTATTTATACACAAACAGCTCCTACATATACGACAGATCCTTATGTAAGTGGACAAGATGATAAAGATATAGATACAACACCTCCAGGAACTTCGGATGATGGTTATGTAACAGACTACTACGGTGGTGATTCAGTAATTGATGCTGGTGGAACAGCACCGGGTGGTGGTTATGCAACAGATTATTATGGTGGTGATTCAGTAACAGACGCTGGAGGAACAGCACCAGGTGGTGGTTATGCAACAGATTATTATGGTGGTGGTGGAGATCAATATAGTGATGATAATTATATGGCTGGTGATACTAGTACAGCAGCATCCTCAGGGAGTATTTTTGATGGAGGATCAGCGTATGAAGATCAATCTTATAGCGGCGGCAGTGACAGTGGTGGTGGTAACAACAGTGGCGGCAAAAGTATAGTTTGCACAGCTATGTATCAAACAACAGGATTAGAAGATTGGTCTAAAGCTATGAAAATTTGGTATATATATCAGAAAAAATATTTAACTATTCAACATCAAGAAGGCTACCATAAATTATTTAAACCTTTTGTAAAAGGTATGCATAAAAACAAAATTATTAGAGCTATTGGTGCACACATTGCTAAACACAGAACACAAGATTTAAAACACATTATGTTTGGAAGCAAGTCATCTTGGTTAGGTAGAGTATATAGAAAAATTCTTGAACCAATTTGTTATTTTGTAGGAAAACATGGCTAAAGTAGTAGTTAGATTACCTGAACCTAAAGAAGAGTACGACTTTTCTAACCAGAAACAAATTAATAGAGCAATTGCTATAATTGTAGAGCAATTAAATTCTACTTTTTTAAACGAAGAGAAACAAGATCAAGAAAGGTTTGCGTGGTTTAATGGCTAATATATATACAAATGCAAAAGTAGATTTAACTACAACAGATGTTACTACATTATACACAACACCTAGTAACTCTAGAGCAATTATAAAATCATTGTTAGTATCAAATGATGCTGGAAGTGCAGCAACTATAACAGCAACATTGACTAATGCTGCAAGTGCTGTATTTAGTTTATTTAATGTAAAATCAATAGCTTCTAATGCTACTGAGCAACTACTAACAGAACCATTAGTATTATTAGAAAATGAAATATTGAAAGTTACTGCATCTGATGCTAATGAATTGCATGTAGTAGCATCAATATTAGAAATAAATAGGGATTAATATGTCATTTATAGAAACAGAAGCATCAGTAAGATACGAAACAGTTAATGGTAAAAAGATTATGATTATCACACCTAAAAGTGAGGTTACCTTAACTAATATGAAAACAGGTCAAGAATATATGTCAGACACAGAATCAGATGCTGATGTAGATAACCCTGGAACAGAGACTAAAAGAGAAGATATAAGAAGAGACGTTAAAATAACAGTAGAAGAATTTAACTTAGGAGCAGGTTCTGAGTTGTAAAACTTAGAGTTATTAGATATAATAAACTATGCCAATATCAAGATCACAAATGCCAAGACAAATGTACGGACTAGGAAGTTTCGTAAAGTCTATTGGTAAAGGAATTAAAAAGATAGTTAAGTCACCTATAGGTAAAGCAGCTATATTAGGTTTTGGTGCTAACGCATTGATGCCTGGAGGACTTAGTTCTTTGTTTGGTAGTGGTAGTTTTAATCCTTTACTTAGAAAAGTAGGAGGTGACTTTGCTCAAAGTCAATTTGGATCTTTATTATCCGGAGCTAAAAATTTTTTAGGAAGTAATGTAGGTAAATTTGTAGCTGGAGCAACAGCAGGAAAATTATTTGGTGGTATGGAAGATCAACAAATAGAAGAATTAAAAGCTAACCCTGAAGCTTTAGCAAATTATTTAAGACAATATTATTCTAATTTAAATCAAACTGCTAAGCCAGAAGAAGTAGAAGAATTTGTACAAAGAAACATGCAAGCTAATGGTGGTAGAATGGGTTATGCAGATGGAACAGAAAAAATAGTTCAACCTTCAGCTTCTATGATGGTAGATACAACAACTTCTAATCCTATACCTAATGATGCTCCTCAAAAAGAAATATCAGAAGTAGCAAAAATTATGCTTGGCCCTGGTAGATCTGGAATTGGAGAACCAGAAGATGGTACAATGAAAGGTTATCAATTTTTTAGAACACAATACTTACCTAAAAAAGTAAAAGAGATATCAGAAAATTTTGGTATTGAAGAGAGTGATGTTTTAAGACTGATTAGAGAAGAAATGATGCAGTATATAGATACACCTAAATCACTTGAAAAACCTAAAATGGCTTATGGTGGTAGAATAAACCGTGCTTACGGGTCTGATGATTTAGTGGAACAGGCTTCAGGGATTGAAGGACTAGATATCAACATTAATCCTAAAGGTGTAAAAGAGTTAGATTTACGAGAAACAGGTGGATTTATTCCTCCAGTTGGTGTAAAAGAAAAGGCTGACGACATTCCTGCAATGTTATCAAACAACGAATTCGTATTTACTGCTGATGCTGTAAGAGCAGCAGGTGGTGGTAGCGTAAATAAAGGTGCTCAGATTATGTATGACACTATGAAAAAATTAGAAAACGGAGGAACAGTATAATGGCAATTAGTGAAACTAGAGTCAGGCCACCGGAATTTATAGAAGCAGCGGGTAAAACTTATTTAGAAGATCTTTCTTCTGCAGTAGGTGATTTTAAAGGTGCTGATCTTTCCAAAGTATATGGTGCTCAAAACGTAGCGGGATTAGATCCTTTACAACAACAAGCTATTAAAGAATTACAATCAGGTATTGGTGCATACGAACCATACATTCAAGCTGCAGGCGCAGCTACAGGTCCTACAGGCTATCAACAGTTTATGTCTCCTTATCAACAGGATGTCATTAATCAAACATTAAGTGAGTATGATCTTCAAGCACAAAAAGGTTTAGGTAATATATCTCAAAGTGCTATAGCTTCTGGTGCTTTTGGTGGTGCAAGAGAAGGTGTTGCACAAGCAGAGTATATGTCAAACTCTGATAGAAACAGAGCAGCTTTAAATGCACAATTACTAGGTCAAGGATTTACACAAGCTAATCAATTAGCACAAAATCAATTTAGTAATCAAATGAATTTAGCTCAAAATGTTCCTGCATTACAAGGTCAACAAGTTGCAGGTCTAACTACAATGGGTGGAGCATTACAAGCACAAAGACAAAATGAATTAACTGCTAACCAACAATTAAATATACAAAATTTAAATCAACCATTAACTGCAGCACAGCAATATGGTTCAGGTGTAACACAATTAATCGCAGGTTATCCTGGTAAAAGTACACAAGAAATAACACCTAATCCAAGTGGCCTACAATCTTTAATTAGTGCAGGATCAGGATTAGCAGGAATTTACAGAACGTTAAACCCGGTTAAGACATCATAATGAGTAAAGTATTTAGAAGACCAATGTTTAGAGGTGGATCTACCAATATGAATGGTATTATGTCTGGTATTGAAGATAGAAAAAATTATTCTATTGGAACAGAAAGCCCGTCTGCTGGAGATAGATATAAAGAGATATATGATAAATATGCACAACCAACTATTGATCCACTTGGTAAGTATTTAATTCAAGGTTCACTACAAGGTTTTTCTGAAAATAGAGGTGGAAGTACTTTAGGTAATTTAGGTTTAGCATTTGGTGGAGAAAACTTAAATCAATTATTTTCTGATATAGAAGGTCAAAGAACAGGCAAAAGAGACATGGAGCTTGCTAAACTAGGCTATGATATTGATGAAGAAACACGGCAAGAAAATATTGCAAGAGAAAATGAATTAAGAAAAGAAGATATAGGAATTGCAGAAGCTACTTTTATAAGAGAAAATGAAGCTAAAATAGCTGCAGAAAAATTAAAAGGTGAAAATGCTGATGCAAGATTAATTAAAGAATTACAAAATAACATAGACGTAGCTAATATTAAGTCAAAAACAACATTATCTAATTTTCAAAAAGATTTTACTCCAGATAGAAAATACTATGAGTTAATGAAAGACAGAACTAATTCAGCAGCTGAAATTAAATATGGACAAAGAGCTAATGTAGAACAAAAATTTCCAAGAGGAACTGCACAATTTGATGCTTATTATTCTACAGATTTATTACAAAGTGATAATCCTGTTGCAAAAGAAATTAGATCAAGTTTTGAAAGATTTGTTCCATTTGATTCAAAAAAAGGAACACTTAATTATAGTGACATGATACCTGGAATGTATTACTATGATCCAAAAAGAAATGTATACATTACAAATGTACCACCATCAGACGAAGATGCAGAGGGTGGTTTTTATATAGTTAACCCTAGTACTTACGAAAAAAGAAAATTAAATCCATAATTAAGGGAGCTGTATGGCAGACTTTGACCCCTTCATAAAAAAAGAAAAAGCTCCAGGCTATAATTCATTAGATGAATCAGAAGTAGACTTAGAAGAAAATAACGAAATTAGTCAATTAGAAGCTGGTTTAGCTGGTGTTGCATCAGGTGTTTTAAAAATACCTGAAGGTTTTGTATCACTTGGTGCAGAAATTATGGATGCAACAGGTATGACACAAAATTCTGCTGCTAGAGTTGAACAAGCATTTGATAAAATAAATATATTTGAAGAAGTAGCACAAGAAAAAGCCACTGGAAGAATACTAGAAGCAATTGTACAAATAGGTGTACCTGCAACAATTGGTGCAAAACTTGCAACCAAGTTAGCAACTAAAGCATTACAAGCAAAGAAAGCTGGAACTTACGTAAATTTAAGAGGTAAAAACATTCGTAAAGGAATGGAACAAGTTTATAAATTAAATGATAAGGCAAGGGTTGCAAGATTTGGAGCGGCTGTTGTAGGTGGAGCTGCGGGTGAAGTATTTGTAGGAGATGCAGAAAGCATAGGTACTTTTGGAGATGCATTTGACATTGGTCCTACTCAATTAGATTTAGATGAATCACAAGATCCAAAAGAAGATGCAGGTAGAAAATTATTAAATAGATTAAAGTTTGGTGCAGATTCAGTAATGTATTTTCCATTTATATACGGAGCAACTAAAGGTATAGGTAAGGTTGCACAATTTGGAAAAGATTTAGCTTTTAGTTCTTCTAAAATTAATAAAGCAATTGATACAACAGCAGGATTTGTAAGACCTACTTCTAATAAACCTGAAGCAATGTTTTTAGCTAAAAATGCTGAAGAAGCAGGTAAAGCAGCAGATTCTAATTTTGCAATGGAACAAGTAAAAAGAATAGATAAAGAAGTTGGTAAAATGTATCCTAGTGTTAAAACTTTATTTAATAAAGGTTTAAGAGAACAATATACTAAACAACAAAATCAATTTTATAAAGACTTAAAAGAATTAATGTTTGAAGGTGATTTATCTAAAAAAATAGGTGATACAAATCTTTCTAAAAAATTACAAATACAAATGAAAAACGGTGGTTTGAATAGCAAATCACAGTCAATTATTTTTGATTCTATATATAATACAAGACAAAAATTTGTTTCTTTAGTGGAAACTATTAAAGAAGGAAGTACAGGCGCTGTTACTCTTCCAAAAGATGTTACAAAATTATCAGGTTTAATGGGAGATAGATTAAAAATAATGTTAGGCGGTACATATAAAATATTTCAAAATCCTTATGTAGATTCATTAACTGGATATAAACCAAGTGATCAATCTATTAATAAAGTAAAAGATATTTTAAAAAGACATGGACAAAGACATGGTAGAGATTTATCTGAAGATCAACTAAGTTACAGAGTAAATGAAATACTAGATAGTGCTATAAAATTTACACCTAGAACTCAATTACCATCATTTAAAATGACAGATCTAACTTTAGGTGCAAAAACTCCTGATGTTAGAAAAAATTTTGTACAAACATTAAGTAAAAAAAATAAAAATGGTGACGCTGCTACCGAAATTGTAGGTAAAGGTAGTAAAGCATTTAGAGAATTATTTGGTGAAGTAGATGATGCAAGAGAATCTATTTACAGTGGTATAGGATTACTTTCTAATTTAGCTAAAAGATCAGAATTTATTGATGATGTATTAAGAGCTAATGATGAAGCCTTAGAAAAAGGTACTAGAAAATTATTTTATGCAGATAAAAATGAAGCAATCAAACAGCTTGGAGCTGGCGGTTTAAATAAAATTGTATCTTTAGATGATACATTAGAAGGTATGTTTAAAAATGGTGTACTTGTTAACAGATTAAAAGGTTTACATACCACACAAGAAATAGCTGATTCATTTGAAGCAGTAAATAAACTTAGTAATTTTTTTGTAAAAGATGGTAAGGTTGCAAATGCTTATAAGTATGTTTTCTTATATCCAAAAGCTGGTGCACAAGTTGCAAAAACAGTTTTATCTCCAACTACACATGTAAGAAACTTTTTAAGTGCTTCAGCGTTTTCTGTAGCTAATGGAACATTATTTACAAATCCAGCATTAGTAAAAAGAGCTATGACTAAAGCAATTAAATCTGTTCAATTAGGTGTTCGTTCACCTGAGTCAATGAAAGAGTATAGAAGATTATTGGAATTAGGTGTTGTAAACACTAGTACTAAGATGGGTGATTATCAAGCTTTGTTAAGAGATATTAATTTAAATCCTGACGGTGGTTTTTCTACAAACGTAATTAAAAGAATGTTACAAAAATTATCTAGAGCAACTAAACCGGCACAAGATTTATACACAGCAGAAGATGATGCTTATAAAATTTATAACTATTGGGTTGAAAAAGAAAGATTAGGTGACGCATATTTAAAAGCAGGTATTAAAAAAACTGCTGTACAGTTAGAAAAAGAAGCAGCAGATATTGTTAGAAATACAGTTCCAAACTATGCCTATGTATCCGATATTGTAAAAGGTTTACGTTCAACTCCTTTTGGTAACTTTGCATCTTTTCCAACTGCTATTATGAATAGTGC